GGCTCGTAAGGAGTACCCCGAAATCTACAAGCGGTGGAACGGGGCTTCTAATGGCGCGGTTCACTAAGGGTTGCACCCTAGCCTAACGTTGTTTGGTTGAGGAAAGCCCGTCTAAGGGCGGGCTAATTTCAAGGAGAAAGGTACATGGCTCTTTACAAGCTGGTCGAAGGTCTTACCTGGACTGCTGAGGCAGGAGCGGATCTTCGCACTCACCTCAACAAGTTCGTGACGATCAATGCCAATGGCGAAGCNGTGCTGCCCAGCAGTGGTGCTGCTGCGGTCGGCACGATCTATGAGGTTAACCTCTCTGGTAGCGCTCCTTATGGGCCGGTCACGATCCAGCTCGGTGGCGTTGCCAAGGTTGTTGCTGGTGGCACGATTAGCGCTGGTCAGGAAGTGGAAGTCGGCTCTAACGGCACGGCTGTTGCCAAGACCTCTGGCGTTGTTGTGGGTATCGCTCTCGCCGGTGGCGCGAGCGGTGAAGTTATTCCGGTGCTGCTGAAATAAGAAGCAATAATAGCGGAAACAGTGCCCCATAGCCCCTTAATTTGTAACGAGGAGAGTTAAAGATGGAACTCTTGAAAGCAGGCGGTCCGGATATCTTTGGTACCGCTGATGAACTGCGGAAAAATAGCCCCTCGGCTACCAATATCCAAGGCTCGCTGCACGTTGACACGTACCTGACTAACTTCTCGGTCATGTACGTGCAGGATGAAGCCAATTTCATCGCTCAGCGTGCAGCCTCCCGTATTCCGGTCGTAAAGCAGACGGACTTGTACGTCGTCTACGACCGTGGGTACTTCTGGCGTGATGATGTTGTTCCTCGTCCGCTCGGTGGTCGTCCGCAGCAGGTCGGCTACAAGGTCGAGGAGGGCACGTACTCCTGCGTCGAGTATGCGCTGGAGCATGTGATCGATGACCGGCAGCGTCAGAACGCAGATGACCCGATCAACCTTGAAGAGAACGCGGCTATCTTGCTTACTCAGAAGAACATGATTAAGCAGGACCGCGTATGGTGCCAGCGGTTCTTCCGTCGGAACGTCTGGAGCGTTGACTACGAGGGTGTGGATTCACCCCCGGCTGGCGCGACCCAGTTCTTAAAGTTCACGGATCCGTCGTCTGAGCCGATTGCAGTGATCGACGCGGCCAAGGACGCTATGGCTCGTGCCACCGGCTTCATGCCGAACACGCTGGTTCTCGGTACGGCGGTTAAGCGCACGCTCCGCTCACATCCGGATCTCAGCGACCGCATCAAGTACACGCAACGCGGCGTCGTTGATGACGCGATCCTGGCTTCGCTCTTCGAGGTCGATAACGTCATTACGGCTCGCAGCGTTTACAATGCGGCGGCTGAAGGCGCAGCCAACAACTTCCAGTTCATCGCGGATGAGAATGCGATGTGGCTGGGCTACATTGATCCGAACCCGACGATCAACAGCCCGACTTCCATCGCTCTGTTCTCCTGGACTGGTCTTATCCCCGGCTACACGAACCAGCTCGGTGGTGTAATCGAGCGCGGCCGCGATGAGCGCGCCCACAGCGATTACTTCCAGGGCCGTATGGCTTGGGATCTGCGCTTGGTCGCCAGTGACCTTGGCATCTTCTTCGCCGATGTGGTCTAATAGATAGACACACAGATANGTGCTAAACAAGTGAGCGGGGTCTAAAGCAATAGCAACATGACCCCAAACCCCGCTCCCAAATCCGACAGGGGGTAAAAATGGTTGGGCCGTCATTTCCAAAGCTCACAAACGAGCGACGCAAACTCCAAAAATGGGAGTTAGATCGCAGATTGAATTATTTCTACGCACGGCCTAGACCTCCTTTTGCAAGTGAAAGTTCGGAATGATGGCGGCAATTTGCCTGAAGTAGTAGCAGTTTACAATACAGAAGACTTACTAGCGTAAAGATAATAGCCGTGCTAATTAGCAGTTGTGAGTGAAGTCCCAGCAATAGCAACATAAAACGAGCACAACAATGACAGATATACCTCTAGGAAGCCCGATGAAGGGTACTCGAATTGATCGCAGAACGGGTAAGTTCGCNCGCGAGCCATTCGATCCGATGAAAACATTCGTTGCCGCTCGCAATATCATTCTGCACGGCAAGTTGATCAAGATTGGAGAAGTATTTCCCAAACAAAAGGTCAATCATCGGCGGCTTCGCCAGATGTACGANCAAAGGCTACTTAATTACTCGGAAGAGGTTGTAGCTCCTGAGCAAACGACCTATGAGCCGATCAAGCCCGANTTCGATACTCTTAGTGATGAAGGTCTACGCGTTTGGTTACGCAACAANGGCTACATCGCACGGCCTAAAACACCTAGGGAAAAGTTACTTGAACTAGCTCAACAAAAGTGGAAGGAGTATATGGATGGCCTCGCTGTTGCAGCAGGAACTCGCAAAGCAAATAGCGAAGGCGTTCAAAGGGAAACTGCTGAAAGGAACGCTTCGTCGGGAAATAGCGAGCACGGTAAACGAGTACGGAGATCCCGTAACAGGTCAAGTGCAAACGTTTAGCGTTGAGGGTATTCGAGATACCTTTGATGCACGATATGCCCTGTTCTATGGCATACCTCAAACCGACGTTCGTATCTTATTGATCATGGACTTGATTAAACCAAAAACTACACCACAACAAGATGACAAAATTTTTATTCGTGGTAAATGGCATCAAGTCCGAAAGATTTTAGAGATTGATCCGGCAAATGCCTCGATCACTCTACAATGTTTCGAGATCGAAATTCCAACTTAAGGAGAAAGGATGATGTTTAAGATCATCGTGTACAAAGCAGGCTACTATGTTGACCCCGAGACGTTGCCGAAATGGGTCTACCACAAGCTNCGGTTCCTAGTAGGTAAGTTTGGNGAGAACCTCGACATTGCTCCTAAGTGGGCACGTCACGCTGCCAATTTCCTCGCTAGGAAGTTTATCTCGACTACCTTTAGTGCGTAATGGTATACTACAGGCTCGTGAGGGATTAAGTCATGGCACTNGTAGATCTTTCCGAGCCTATTCGCAATGCTATCATTGCCAGCAGCGAGATAACCTCGCTGCTGGAACCTTATGCTGGATCTTACCCTGTTTTTACGCACCGTCCTGTTCCAGCAGACTCGCCTCGCATTGTTATTGTTATCTCTCAAGACATAGCAAGCGATGATCAGGATGGGTTGAATGACTTTCGTCCTGTCATTATTCGAGACATTATAGTCTTTGGGCAGAATGAACCTGCTGATAGATTCCGTAAAGTACAACAAATTGCTCGACACATACACAGCTTGTTTCATCACAAGCGTTATAGCATAAATGTTCCGGGTTGGATCACAGTGCTGGTCCAAGCCACCGGCCCTATTTCGTTACCGCAAGATGATCAAACGGTAGCGGAAGTAGTAACAGTGCAAGTCACATTGGCAAGAAAGGAGAGCTAAATGAGCGGCATCTTCGCAACGGCAGGCTCGAAAGTCTTCATCGGGCAGGTCATGTCCCCGAAAAGCACGGACTTTACAGAGTCCGATTTTCAGGGCATGACTTGGACGGAGATCGCATGGGTTGAGACCATCGGTCAGTTCGGTGATACCTCTGCGGAAATCACATTCGATGCTATCGGTGAACAGCGCACCCAAAAGTTGAAGGGTACCCGCAACGCCGGTAACATGGAATTGGTATGTGGTATCGATAGCTCTGACCCTGGTCAGATTGCCTTGCGAGCGGCTGAAGCAACACCGTTTGACTATGCATTCCGTGTTGACTTCAATGACGCGCCTCCAGGCGGTACACCTTCTCAGCGGTTCTTCATTGCCAAGGTAATGTCGGCTGCTGAGCAGTTAGACGGTGCTAACAACGTTGTTCGATTGAACGCCACTCTCGCGATTAACTCGAATATCGTTGCAGTTGATCCGNCACCGTAATATAAGTTCGCCTGCATCCAGTAACCTGTAATTAGAAGGAATAGCAACAATGTCAGATAAACCTCAACTCGGACGTGGTAACGTCTACATTAGACTTGGTGGTATAGAATACACGCTGAAACCATCTGTGTACGCAGCTAAGACTATATCTCGCAAGTTTGGTGGACTGAACCTCGCTGTTGACCGAGTTGCTAAACTGGACTTTGAGGCGATCTGTGAAGTAATCTTCATAGGGTTGGGCAAACAAATGCTCAACCCTCGTGAACGCCAAGAGCTAGAAGAGCTTATCTTTGAGTCCGGGTTTTCCGACGATACCGGTAAACTCGGAGAACTCTGCGTTCAATACTTAGTTGCTCTCATGCGTGGCGGTCGTACCATGACCCCTGAAGAGCAAGCAGAAGCCCTGGCTGAATACCAGAAAATGAAGGAAGAAGGCCAGGATATGGGAAACCCTCCAAGCTCCAACAACAACTCGACCAACGGTACGATGAATTAGTAGAAATCGCACTGGGCTGGTTAGGTTGGAGTGAGGAGCAAACTCTATATAGTGACGTAAACGCCATCCTTATTGCCTACGATGGTTTAATTAAACGCTTGAATGCAGAAAAAGGAGTGGTCGTAAAAGATAATGCTCAAAACTCGGACCCGAAACGCATCACAGTCGGAGGTGGTAAACCAAATCCATTAACACCGGCTGCATTTGATGCTATGTTCGGACGAGGCAAACCGGCTGTAGTACGAAAGGGCGTTCAACCCATCTCTACTCCAAGCCGAAGACCTACTCCTCGACCAGTACGGAGATAGGGATGGCAAGTAAAGTCAGAATGACTTGGCGAGGGCATCGGCTAGTGCAGCAAGTACGGGCCGGTGCTCAATCTGGTGCTCAGAGAGCTGCCGATCTCTTCATCGAAGAGGCTCGGCGGCTTATCATTGAAACGCCCAAAAGTGGAGTCATATATTATCGCGGAGCTTTAGGCTGGCGGCAGGCTAGTGCGCCGGGTGAGCCACCAGCTAATTTAACCGGTCTCCTTGCAAATAGCTTCAAAATTAACACGTCGCGGACCGGTACAGTGGTAACAGTATCGATCACGAATACCGCACCTTACGCACAGTTTCTAGAATTTGGTACGCGTAAAATGGAACCTCGACCATTCATGAGAACCGCGTACGCAAACGTTAAAGATAGAATGGTTCAAGTCATTCGGGGCGAGATTCAGAAAAAGGTGACTTGATATGGCNGANATTGCGGGTCTCAGTGTAGCAATCAACATTGATCTTAGTAAGTTTGTCGGTGATATGGAGGTTGCCCGCAAGGCAACCGAAGAACTTACTAAGGGTCTACAGACCTCAGTTGGGCAGCTTACTTCGGTAAGCAAATCCATTACTGAGGCGGGTAATGCTGTTGCCAATGCGCTGAACAAGTCTACTCAGCTAGTCGATAAACTGAAGACTACTACCTCGCAAATGGCTAAAGAACTCGCGACTAACGTTAAAAACGCTAGTCAAGAGTTCAACAAAGCTAATATACAGTCAGCGCAATCAGTCGCCAAGCTCGCTCAAGCTGTAAATCAAGCAAACTCTGCATTCCAGAGCGTTAGCCAAACTATCACACAATCTGGCCAGCGCGTTGCGCAACAAGCACAAGTTGCGGCAACCGGTGTGCAGAATATTGGCTCGTCCGCACAACAGGCGGCTGAAGCTTCACGTCAAAGTGCTCAACGTATTCAGCAAGCTTTTAATCAGGCTGGAGGCGCTACAGAACAAACCTCGCGCCGTATGGAACAGTCTCTAGAAAAAGCCCTGAAGGGTATTCAAGATTCTATTACAGCGCTACAAAGCTCCATAGCTACATTCACAGCTAGTATGGGGCAAGTCAAAACAACGATAGAAAGTGTAACTCAAGCTGCTCAGAAAAAAAGTGGTGTACTAGTTGAAGTCACAAAGAAGCAACAAGACGTAGTTAGCGGTTCGGCTAACTTGGGCCGTTGGTTCCGCGTACTGACGACCAATATCTTAGGTGTCAACGCGGTAGCCATCGCGCTCGGTACTGCTCTNGGTAACTTGGCTACCCAAATGGTAAGCCGTCTTGTGCTGGCAATCATTCAATCATCTACACAATTCTCAACGCTTAATAACCGGCTAGCAGAATCCAGAGCTACTATCGGTAATCTAACTCAAGAATTTCAGTTCATTACCAATCAAGCACGGGAAATGGGAGTTGGCCTCAATGCGATGACCGATCGCTGGCTGCAACTCGCTGAAGGTGCGCGCAATGCTGGCGTTGATGTAGAAAAAGTTCGTGTAGCATTCGCACGTTGGAATGAGACTGTTCAAGCGTTCAGAGTGGATACCCTTCGCAGCTCGTGGGATCGTTTGACCCAAGGTTTCGGTCTCTTTATAACCAATGTTGATAACACTATCGGCGTAAGCGATAAGCTCATCTGGCTTATCAACAGACTTGCCGACGCCTTCTTCTGGCTAGCTGAAAAGGTAGGTGACGTACCTGATCCACTTACTCAGCTCCAAATTGAACTGCGTAAAACACAGGAAGATTTAACGAAAATTTGGAACCGTATGCAGGAAATTAGGGAAGAAGGTTCCCGAATTACTGCTGCGGATGAACAACGCACTAGCCTAGTGCGTGAATTTGTCCAGCTTAGTAGACAAGAAGCGGATGCTAAAGAAAAAGTAGCCGCTATAACTCAAAGAATACGTGATCTCCAAGCAAGGCTGAATGAGGTCACTGGCGAGCAACGACTTGAGATTGAGCGCATCATAAAGAACGCTCAAGATCAGTTGCAAATGGAAACCAAAATTCATGGACTGCGGGGTGCTGCACAAGAAAGACTAATCAAGTTACTCCAAGTTGAGCAAAGCCTCAGAGCTGCTAACCTTGGCCTGACCGAGGAACAGTTAAAGGCTGAGGCCGCCCGCGTCATACCAGATATCAATCGAGCCGTTAGTGCTCGTATTGGTGCTGCTGAGCGTGATGCTAGACGTGATTTTGCAGCTCAACAAGCCCAGGAAATTTTGCTTCAACAAACCGGGCTTATCCAAAACGCTATCCTCACTTATGAGGATTACGCTAAAGCGGTTGAAGATGCCGAACAGCGTATTCGTGATGCGCATGCTTACAGCTATGAAGCTGAGTTAGAAATTACCCGACTGCGCATTCAAGAGCAGCGTAACTTCCAGAACGCAATGCTAGATACGGCACAGATGGCCGGTCAAGCGCTTACGGCACTATTCCCGAAGAGCAAAGCGGCGGCTATCGCGGAAGCAGTTATCAATACAGCCGTAGGTATCACGAGAGCTCTTCGTGATGTACCGTTTCCGTTGAACTGGGTACAAGCCGGTCTAATAGCTGCAACCGGTGCAGCTCAAATCGCAGCTATTCGGAGCACAAATATGAGCGGTGGCGGTTCAGTACCTCGTCCTGGTGCTGGTGGTGGTGTATCGCCCGCACCACAAGATGGAGCAGCAGCACCTCCAGGACGTGCTGTTCAGATCGTACTCAGAAAAGGTGACTTCTGGAGTAGCGAAGCGATTTCTGAGCTTATTGACCGGATCAATGAAGAAGCTCAAAACGGTAAGATTGTTCTATCTACTAGAACGATACCACTGTAATCTGGGAGAATAATAATGACGATTATTATTTCAGACACTCTAGTACCAAGTCAGGATGACGCTCAGTTTGACGCTGACAATCCTGTAATCGGCTGGCATAACGTCGTCAACGTCGGTAATATCCGTGCTGCTGAAATCGGCACAGATGCTGACGTTGAAGATGAGAATCATCCAGCCTCCATGATGGCTAACTCAAGCACATACCAGCGTTTCCAACAAGCTATCGGCGGTAAAAGTTTCTATATCGAGATTGAACCAAATACACTTGACGATATAGATTACGTTGCAATCGCTNGGCACAACTGGGGTACATTGGCTCGAGAAGTAAGCATTTGGGGCGCAACTGAGCGCGACACTAACGGCGATTTTATTTTCAATCAGCTCGTTCAAGAAGTTGTTCCAATCGATGATACACCACTTATCTTTCGCTTCACACCGGCACCATATCTAGCAC